TAGTCCAGACAGTCATGGAAGAATCCAGTTAAAGGCAGCATCTCATCTTCCTTATGTATGTCTCCCCGACTGGTACGAACACCAGCAGGAAAATTATACATCTGCATTTCGAGAGTTTTGATAAACTCCAATGCTTGATCAGACATTGCCATGTCTTCACCTTCTAGACGAAACTCATAGACTCTCGTGGGAAATAACTCATGTGTCTTGATCATTTAAATTCACATCTCATCATGATCTCTGTCATGAATGCTACGAGATTGATCTCCTGATCCATAACAAAGTTTGCTTTGTATTGATACTCACCGATAACAAGAACTGCTTCGGGAATACTCTTCGGTTGTAAGTATGTATAGAGGGAGTCGTACACCTTTCTCATGACAGCATGAGGTTCGTTGTCCATGTTAGCAACAACCCACTTCTTAACATCAGTAAACTTACGACCCTTCAAGTGACTCATAAGATCTGACATAGCAATATCCGAAAGTTGTCCTAGGATACCTGTGTCAATCTTACCCTTAGCAGAGTATCGTTGCAGTTCATTGATCGTGCGTCGGAAGTCAGGGAAGTGCTTCATCACAACTTCGCGAAGCACTGACAACTCAAAGTCGATGCCTTCTTGTGCCATGATGGTGTGGACACGCTTAAAGAAAGCAGCAGCAAGTTGTGCTTTCTCCTGACCCTTCACGTTAAACTCCACCACTGTGCATCGAGAGTGCAATGGTTGAGCAATCTTGTTCTTATAGTTACAGGTGAATATAAACCGACAGGTGTGCTGGAACTCTTCGATGAACCCCCTCAGGAGCATCTGCACGTCTTGGGTGGTGTTGTCTGCCTCATCAATGATAAGCACCTTGTGACGTGCCTCAGAGGTCAGGGAGACAGTTGAAACGAATGCCTTGGCACGATTCCTCACAGTATCCAGGAAACGTCCTTCATCCGATCCGTTGATGACATAGTAGTCAGCACCTAGTTGATGGCATAGTGCCTTAGCAATAGTAGTCTTACCAATACCAGCAGGACCAGCAAGCAGCATGTTAGGAATCTCACCCTTGTCAAGGAACCCCTTGAACATGGTCGCAGTCTCCTCTGGAAGGATACAATCATCAACCGTCTGAGGACGGTACTTTTCTACCCAAAGGAAATCATTCATAATTTAGTGTCAAACCCAGTCAGGTTTACGATGTGGAAGTTTAAGATAGTTATCTGCTACCCATGGTTTAGATGCAATATACATTTTGTATGCATCAATGGTAGAGATACTAGTGTCAAGTTTGTACTCATCAGGCATTGCTCTGACGAATGGTGTGGTCTCCTTACCTGAGCGACCCTGAGGATCGGCAGTAGGTAGGATCTCTTTCGCTGCTAGAAGGGTCTTCTGGCATGTGTGTACTCTACCATACCTGGCAGTGTACTCATCACACATAGCAAGTCCATGAGCAAGCAACCACTGCCAGTTAGTCACAAACTCATTCGCCCACTTGGTGCATGGGTGGTTACGAAAAGCACCCTTCTCAGTAGCATAGGGAGTACCGTCTGCTTTGGGAAGAGTGCCAAATCCATGACCCCATTTGTCAGAGCATACGATAGCAAGCATCTGACAGGTCTCTAAGGGCATCTTGACAATGTGCTTGTCAGGAAGAACCACAGCAGACTTGTATGGGGACTGGTCCGTAACGAAGATGTTCATCAGTATTCTGAATCAGGTTCAAGAGCGATCATGAGTTCAAGGTTCTCAACGGATGAACTCTCTGTCATAATACCATGCAGTTTGGCAACCTTACGCTCATACAGATCGATTCTGTAACCTTTTGCAGCACGACATGGTTGACCACCAGTCATCAGGATAGCGATGTTCTCGATCTTCATGCAGAAGCAGAAGTCTTTATCAGTCTCACCAAGTTCAATTTCCAAGGTGTTAGCAGTAGTGTTACGCTTATCAGTAACAATAGCATGTAGAATACCGTTCTTACCTTGGAAGCACAGATCAGGAAGTTGGTAACCAGAGGCAGCAGCAAAGATCTGATACAGGTGTTCNTTAGTCAGTTCAGTAGATACNGAGAGTTCACCGATGCTGTTGATGATATCAGGTGGAACGGTGATCATGCTTTCATCAGCATAGTAATACTTCATCCGACTGTTGTTCATGCTGATATCAACGTGCTTATCGTTGAAGTCAACGTCAGGAATACTAGTAGTATTACGTGAGAGGACCTTGATGGTCTTCATCATGTTACCCAAGTCATAGATGGGTGCAGTACGCTGAAACTCAATGTCTTTGAAAGTACAGGAACCGAGAATATTCTTATTGTTAGAGATAGTTGAAACCTTCTGACCAGGTTTAAACATAATAGATGGGTTGATGTTCATGAACAACCCGAGGATTTCCAATTGTGGTTCAGTAAATTTCATACAGGTCATTGAGGATAGTCTTCCGTTTTAGCGTTTTTGTCGTTGAAATGCATCAACAGTACAGCATAGTGTAGCACTTTTAGGATGTCACGTCTAGCAGTTCCTTTCTTATCATAACGTGAAGCATACTTCAAGATATTAGAACGGCAAAACGATTCACCATCTCCACACGCTTCAATCAAATCTAGGGTTTGAAATCCATCAGGACCAGCAGAGTAGTGCTGACGGTATGTGGCAGAGATGTAATCTTTAAGTTCTTTAAGGATTTCATCTTCATTGTATTTGTTCATAATTAACAGAAACGTTCAAGTGTAGCAGTGTGAAGATCAATACGTTCGGGGTGTTTGTTGAGTTGAATAATGGCATCCCTTCGGAAAGGGTTCTGGACGTTAGACTCGTCCCACCAATGAACTACTCGACGGACACCTGACGTAACTGGTCTTACTCTATGGATGATACCAGTTGGGTAAATTACAGCATATCCTGCTGGAAGTTTAATACTAACACCAAAGTCGCCAAAACGCAACTCTAACTCACCACCTTCATATTCATCGGGGTTACTGAGAAACAAAGTAGTAGATACATCCAGTCTCATACCATCATCAGAGGTAACCTCATCTTGATGCCAGTCGTAATCTTGACCAGGGTTGTACTTTTTAAAAGTAAAACCTGATCTACCACAGGTGAGGGTCAGTTCTGGTTGCATAGAATCTTCAATGAAGTCATCTAGCAATTCAGGATCAATACCCTTATCTTCATCTACGTTCTTATGTGAATTTAAGATTAGGACAGGATCGACTTGGGCAAGGACTCTGGATACACCAGAGTCATCAAGGATTTGTGTACGATATAGCATCAGGAATCAAGGATAGTAGGATTAATTTCAACATCAGAGTCGATCTTAGAATATAATTCCAAGAAAGAATCACGAGTCTCGTCATCAAAACGGTTCAGGCAGAGTTTGATTGCCTTCAAACGATTGTTGAAGATAGAGAATGCACGAATGATGTGGACCAGACGACGTGTTGAGATCACTTCATCAACACCACCCTCAGCAAAAGTCTTACGAATGATCTCCGCCCAAGTGGTGAGGTTCTTAATAAAGTCTGCATCACAACAGTTAAGTTCAGTGCAGTAGTTGTTGAGCATCTTACTTTCGATCGTAGGAGCAGGATACTCTTGCTCAAATGTAAGAGGGAAACGCTCCAAGAATGCCTCGTTCAATACGTTGGTGCCGATAAAACGACCATCATCAGAACCCTTACCCTTGGTGTTGGCGGTAGCAAACACAGTAAACCCAGATGACGGGGTGACGGTTCTACCTGTCTTCTTCAAATAAACTCCCGACCCTTCAAGAATAGATTGCAGACATAGGATTTTGTTTGAGGCGAGATCGATTTCGTCGAGTAACAAGACTGCTCCCCGTTCGAGTGCTTCAATAACGGGACCATTATGCCAAACAGTATCGCCGCCCACAAGACGGAAACCACCCACGAGGTCGTCTTCATCAGTTTCAATAGTAATGTTTACACGAATCAATTCACGACCAAGAGCAGCACATGCTTGCTCAACACCCATGGTCTTACCATTACCAGACAGTCCAGTGATGAATGTTGGATAGAAGATACCAGACTTGATGATCTTTTTGAGATCAGTAAAGTTCCCGAACGGGACATAGTTTTTGTCTTTGATAGGAATCAAGGTAGAAGTCTCAACAACAGGGGCAACAGACGGAGCGTTATAGGTCTCTTCAAGGTCTGTCGCAGTAAGGTTCCACTTACCACGACCTGATTTGAACTTTTCTAATCGCTGACATACAGTAGGATAAGAGACACCAAAGTGATCAGCAGCAGCGAGTACCTGATTAGTATTTACCTCAGGAGTATAATAGGTTGCTGTAAGGTACTTGATCAGATCGATGGTGTTGAGGTCAGACTTGGCAGGCATTAGGTTGTTTCGTATGAAGTAAGTATAGATCAGATTGGGGCAGAGTCAGGGGCAGAGTGGACACTACGCGATTTGTCCAGCGAATGAAGAGAGCATCTTGCGATTGATACTCTTTGACTTCAAAGATTTTTTGAAGGCAGATCGGATCTGACCCTTGGTGGCATCCTCAGCAACATCCATTTCTACATCGGCATTGTAAGAACTAGATTGTATGCAATACAATTCACTATAAACAGAACCAACAATAGCAACAGACTTATCCCTTCGGAATAGTTTGGAATACTTTGTATGCACATCACCACCATGCATACCTAGTGCATGGAGGTATGAAGTCAAGTGACGTTGTGAACAAATACGGAAACCCATAACAGAACACTCAGGATATGTATCACGAATAACTCGGATCAGTCCCCTAGTCATTGCTGTATGTGGATCATAGATTTCAGAGTAGTACCTATTTTTAGTTCGGATCACACTCTCACCACGAATAGCAGAGGGATATGGTTCAGTAAAGTAGTTACTACCAGTGTGATCTTTTGTGATCCAAGTACACTGTGACTCCCCATCAGTCAAAACAATTAAGTGAGATTTCTCAACACCTGCCTTCCTCTGCCAGACTCCTAGGTATTCACGCATAACAATCAATGCTTCATTCAATGGTGTACCACCCAAACCCATGAATGCAGGTGGTGCGGGACGGAATTTGTACATATTTCTACGATCATTCCAGTAGTTTCCTACTCGATACAGATAATTACATTGACGTTTAAAGTTATTTTGATTACCTTCGCTAGTCAATACATTAACTAACTTGAAACGAGGATCAATCCAGAAGGTGCCTGCCTCAGTTTCTGCAACCTTAGGCAGTTTAAGCATGGGAGTATCAGACTCAACATCAAAGAATTTTAAAAGACTGTGATCATTAACGAAAGTGTAGACATCAAAGGGAATACCAACCTTCTTACAGAACTGTGCAAGATTGATGACCTGGCAGATAGTTTCAAAGATCTCGTTTGCCATAGAACCAGACCAGTCAAGTAAGAATACAAGACCGTGGTTCTTACCATCAGTAGTGCGAGTCACTTTCTTGAAGATATCTTCACTCAATTTATAGTTGTGAAGTTTGTTTGTATCAAGGACTCCTGTACGTGCTGTTGATGATCGAGCATATGATGTAGCAGATTTCTTACACTCAAACTCTTTCACCAGATAGTTTACATCTTTGGATGTGTTGTTACAGAACTCTGCAAACTCTGAATCAACTTCACTCCACACATCTCTGTCAAAGTCTTCATAGTATTCTTCCCAAAAGATCTCTGCTTTATCCCACAACTTATTGTTAGGAACAATAGTATTCTGGAAATTAATCTTAGGGAAAGTAACATACTCAACCTCTCTGGCGTGGTGATCGATCAGATCCGAAGCGTTCCTATCAAAATTACGTTGGGTATTAACCTTATCAATACTTGGTTGGATATACTCATATGAAGGAACATCTAGTTGTGCCTCATCATCATTAGATTCACTCTCTGTATCAGGTTCGTCCTCAGTAAACCATGGACGAGATACTTCCTGCTCCTTCTCACTAGAACTTTTAGTTTCTTCATTCTCCTGTTCACGTTTCGCTGCCTCTTCAATCATCTCTTCGTGAGTCATACCACCAGCACCTTGCTTAGGTGGAACACTCATAGGTGTTGATGGTTTTGACTCCTGTTCTTTCTTAGCAAATTCGTAAATAGCAACAGCAGCAGCAATCGCTTCCTCAAACGTTTCAGCGTCCCCCACAGCGGCACAGAGAGGGGTCTCAGAAGCATTGAATGGCATCAGTGCATAGGCACCAATCTTATAGTGAAGATTGACACGATCGATGAGAGATAGGGTTTCTCGATCCTGACCTTCGATAGCAAAGAAGTCATCTTCATTCAGTTCCTGATACCCACGATAGAAATCTTTGGCAAGACCAGGATACTTACGCTTCATCAATTTCTCGATACGTGCATCCTCAGTTACATTCAAGTAATCCTTAGGGCATGGAAGATTGTCCAGAGTATCATCATCAGGTGTATACAGTGCATGACCCACCTCGTGTCCTACGAGCAGATCATAGACGGTATCGCTTGCACGATTCCACATAGGGAGTGTCAAGAGACGTTTACGGACATCAAAGGATGCTGTCGGTACTTGCTTGTGCTCCACCAGGAGGTTCTCAGTAGCAAGTAAACGTGCCAGTGTACTCTTGATCTCTTTCTTCATGAACCCTTGTGTGTATACAGATAGTATAAACCCCCCTACTCCATTAGGACGTAGAGGGGTGACACTTATAACACTGGTCGCTTAACGGTCTGATATACCCATCGCTTACTCAGCAACGAACTTTTCATATACATGAAAGCATCGTGAGGATCCGTATGGTCTCCACAAGTAAAGGCATCGCATACTGCTTCGCCTGTCTCGGGCCATGTATGAATACTGATATGAGACTCAGCAAGCATAGCAATGGCAGTCACGCCTTGTGGAGAGAACTTATGTGATTGGATACTTAGGAGTGTGCTGTTTGCACACTCCGCTGCTTTTGCCAGCATGTCGCGAATGTAAGATTCATCATCTAGTAATTCACTATCACATTTGCGTAGGGTGAACAGTATATGTTTCATCCCTGCACCGCCGACATAGTTGAAAAGTCACCTTCTTTGGAGAACTCTACGATTCGCTCAAATTTATCATAGAGCACATCACCCTTGTGAGATATCACAAAGAGATTTGTCTTCTCTCCAAGACCTTTCAATATCTTCATCAGTTCATCCGTAGCAGACTGATCAAGTGAAGAGTCAAAGACTTCATCCAGAAGAAGAAGGTTTGTACTCACACTGTTCTTCAATGCAGCGACTTCTCGCCAAGTGAACAACAGCGCCAGATCAATCTTTTGCTTCTCTCCTTCTGAGAAAGAAGCATAAGAAAAATCATCACGGAAACGAGAAAGAATCTTCTCGTTAAAACTATCATCAAGCGTGAAGTTCACATAGAAATCCATGCTTTGAAGATACTTATTGATTCTCTGATTGATGATAGGAATAAACTTAGAAATAATCTTAGTTTTAATACCACCATCTTTCAGGAGATTAGCAACCGATTTCAGATGATCTGTCTGCTTGTTTATATTAGAACACGAAATGACTTTCTTGTCAAGTGCTTGTGTCATGGTTTCAAGATCTTGCTTCTCTTTCTCCAAGTTACTAGTGTCGCTACCTACCTCAGACATAATAGAAGTGTTGTCTTTCAGTAGACGCATCTCTTCCTTGGTGAGAGATTGAATCTCATACCTGTACTGATTAACCGTAGTTGCTTTCTCGCGAAGTTCTGTAATGTTCTTACTGAGTGTGGTGATCTGCCCCATGATCTGAGACCCAGCATCAGTCAGTTCAACGCATCTTTGATTAAGTTCTGCTTGCTTAGCAATACGAAGTTCTTTATCAATCTCCTGAGTACAAGTAGGACATGTTTGATTCTCTACAAAGAAATCATAGTGCTTCTTAGATGTATTTAATTTATGATAGATCTTAGACTTCATGTCCTTAAACTTATCCTGTTTGTCAACAGCAAGATCTAATCTAAGAATCTCAGGTTCAATAATTAAAATATCTTTTTCTACTTGCTTAATACGTGATTTGATTTCAACCACACGATCTTCATTTGCAAGAAATTTTTGCTGNTGATTCTCAACGTATTGCTTATCAACGTTTTCTAGGTTGNTGATATTACGAAGTTGCATGTCAACTTTCTGTTCTGCCAGTTCAAGTTCATACTCACACTGGCGTTGCTCGTCTCTGGCATCTTTAAGTCGTTCTTTCAAGAGACCATTCATCTGTGAGAAGATCTGAATGTCTAGAAGATCTTCAATAACTTCTCTCCTATGTGCAGCAGGAAGTTGCATGAAAGGAACAAAGGTGCTACTGCCAAGAATAACAACCTGAGTAAAAGTCTTGTAGTTAAGTTTAAGTATGCTCTGCTCTAAGTGCTTCTGGTAGTCTTTGTTAGCAGCGTTCTGATCTACCAGATCATCGTTACGATAAATCTCAAACACAGCAGGTTTGAGACCACGAACAACTTTATAGTTAACAGTACCAATCTGGAACTCAACTTCCACTGAGAGATCACGTTCGTTAACACTATTCATTAACTGAGGTTTGTTGATCTTGCGAAACGGTTTGTTAAACAAAACAAAACAAAGCGCATCAAGAATGGTACTCTTGCCTGCGCCGTTACTACCCACAATTAAAGTAGATGGGGACTCACTCAAATCCACTTCGGTGAACTGCTGTCCTGTTGAGAGGAAGTTCTTCCAGCGGATAGTCTCAAAAACGATCATACTAGTCTACATCTATCGGTGGAAATACAATATCGTTGGGTGTAATGATTGTGTAATTATATCCATAGGAAGAGCAATTGTCTTTGACAACTTCTTCTTCTACTTCTATAACTTCCAAACTGCGTTTGTAATCATCTGCTTTCAGATGACCGTAATAGCGAGTGGCATCATCCTCTTGCTCAAAAATTTGAACAACCTTTTCGTCGATGTTGCCATCACGAACAGCATACACCCCCCCGCTACTTTTGTCAACTAGTACAAACATTTTAGAGTCTAAGTGCTTCAACATATAATGATTTTAAAATACCAAACACTTCATCTTTGTTGTCGATTTCCTGAACACAGTTCTGCAACATGGTTAATGTGTCTTCCTGTTCTAAGGTATCATCAACATCATCAAGGTGTACGAATGTATCCTCAATGATTTTAAGATCAGCAATGTCACTGTTATTAATTTGCCTGAGTGTCTTGTCAAAAAGAATTTGATCTTCTTTTTTCTCAACAATCAGTTTAACATAACTACCTCTCAGTTGCTCATAATTAATGGTGGCAGTTTCACTATCCCGATAGTAAATCTTGTGGAACATTACGTTGGGATTTTTTACAAAACTAAGTTTCTTAGTTTTAGTATTTAGTACGTTAAACCCTCTATCGCAACCGTAATCATTCCAGAACATTTGGTACGGATTACCGAGATAAGTAATGTTTGTTTTAGTTGATCTGTGATGGAAATGTCCACTACATACTAAATCAAACTTATTGAAGATGTTTGGGTCGTCCCCATGATCCATGGTATATCCAGGAATAGGTTCAAAACTATTAAGTTCAAGATGACCCAGACAGACAGACGCATCACTAGATCCGATAAGGTCCAGGGATCGCTTTCTATTGTCGTCACATATCCAAGGGATAAGAAGTATATCAAGATCACCCACACGTAGTTGAGTAGGATCGTCTACGACTGTAATATTATCGTAGTCTCCAAGTAGTAACTGTGGTGAACTAATTCTAAGAGTATTCTTGTAGTAGATATCATGATTACCTACAAGCATATCCATATGGACACCACGGTCTCGTAATGGATCAAACCACATATCTTTTGCTGCTTGTAGAGAGTTAAAATTGATAGACTTACGTCGATCAAATGTATCCCCAAGAGCAATCACATTGGTAATTTTATTCTTATCAATGTATGGTAAGACAGTTTCTGAATAAAACTTTTTATACTTATCAATGTATACTTGACTATCATTACGAACACCAAAGTGCTGATCAGTTATCAAAAGTATCTTCATATTCAATAACAAGTTTCTTGTAAGTTTTACCGTTAGTGGTTGTGCATGATTGAGTATAGGTTACACCCTTTAAGGACTTAACCAACTTATTGAGAAGTTCCTGAGTGCTAACGGAAGAGGATCCACCGTTCCAATAATCATTAATCAAATTTGTAGACATCAGTACCTCGTATTGGTCTCGACTCGGGACTTAATATAGTTCAAGTCGGCAGTGTTGTCAAGGTCATCTGAGTGCATAACCTCATCCCAACCTTTCCGTTCAAGAATCTTCTCTCTGATTGCTTGCTGCCTTTTCTCCTTAGCGATCCTTCTTAGATATGCATAGTATACAATCTGAGTGAAGTATGCAAAAGGATTAGAACTNTTCTCAGGATCAAAGTTATGAATGTACTGAATACAGTTCTCAATTCCATCACCAATCATGTCCTCACGATACATGTAGTTGATGAAGTTTGGTCTGTATGACAAATGAGTTGCAATTTTAAGGAAGCATTCGCCAATATAGTTAGAGACACGAGGTTTGGTCAGTCCTTTATCTTTGGCGACTGCACATTTGTTACGGTAAATAATCAGTTCATGTAGGAACTGTTTGTTATCTACATAGTGTTCTTTCTTTTTAGCGTTCTTCCGTGGCATTAGCATTGACATGTAGGTGGTTCACGGATGTCATAATGTTAACTTATCCTGACCCTTTTGTCAAGGGGGTTGACAAGGTAAGAATAAATCATTATACTCAACACTGTAAGGGTTCAGAAACAGGGTATCTTTAAGTTACTTAGAGATGGGGTGCATCTTTAAAGATTCGTTCTAGAATCTTCCTCGCGTCCTCAACCTTAGCAATCAGACCCATGCTTTTGTTAATGGGTATCTGACTTTCGTCTGGTTCTGTTCCTTCATTAAATTCTTTTCTGATCCATCTCTTGTAGAGACTCACTGCTTCCTTTGACATAGGAGCAATAGAGATGACAGATTTATCATCAACAACATAGAAATCTTCATCAGAGAAGTTCATCCACTTGATGAATCCCATGGCAACTTTTTGTGCCTTCTCATCTTCATCTATGTTTAATTCTACAATCTTAGTCTTAGCAGGATTCTGAATAAAGATCATATCTTTTTTAGTATCAGGATCCTCACTAACTAATACTTCACCAAGGATTTCTTCCCCAGTAACTAGTTTGAGCGTAGCGTAGAACTGTTCGTCGTGTCGAATGTAATTAATCATTTTTCAATTTGATCTCCTTAATCTCGTAATTGAATGACTCTTCTTGATAAATCTTGATGCGTTCGGCAAGATGACGAAGGGTATAATTACTTTTGGATCCTCTGGCACAATTGTCTGCAATATCATAAAGAACTGCTTGTGCTTTGTTATCACCTTTTCGGAGTACACGTCCAATGGATTGTAGGTTTCGGACTCTCGATTTTGATGGACTAGCAAAGATCACATTATGTAAGTTTTTGATATTAATACCAGTAGAGAAAGTTCCATAAGAAGCAAGAATGATTGCGTCCTTTTCTGTCTCACATATTGATCGTGCTTCTTCACGATCATAAGCATCAATACCACCATGTATAAAGAAGACCCTGCGACCTTCTCTTACCTTACTATTTAGCAACTCCCATAAAGGTTCCCCATGCTTTTCCACGTAGTTGAATAGGATAAGAGTGTTTCCATTCAGATCACATGCCAGGTTTGTAATTAGATTATTTCTTTTTTGATGACTTACTATGTAATCCATCTCCTGGTGGTAGTCATCAAAGGGAACGAACCCATGCTTTAATAAGAGAATATTTACTTTAAGTTTAGTGAGGTGACCTTTCTTCATAAGGTCTACTGTTTTAGTAACTTGCTCACACTTACCAAACAATCCTTCCAACACTAACTGATGAGAACTCAGACCATCGAGAGTACCTGTCAGTCCAACGCGGTATTTTGCATCGTGACATTTAGTGAGAATACCTGACAGACTTTTCGCTTTATATAAGTGTGCTTCATCACCAATAATGACATCAAATCGTTTAAAGAACTTACGAGGTTCTTTGTATATGGATTGCCACGTAGAGACCACCACAGGGGCATCTACATACCTCTCAGTGCCTCCCATGATCTTATGTACATATGCGTCTGCTCTCCACCCATATTGTTGAAAGTCTTTATACATCTGCTCAACAAGTGAGACAGTAGGAACGATGATAAGGATCTGTCTATCCATCCCTAGATGCCATCTTACCAATGCATAGATGATCAGAGATTTTCCTGATCCTGTCGGGGATAGTAGAAGTCTGCGATTGTACCTAAGTGCTTGATAAATTGCTCGTAACTGGTAATCTCTGACCTTGAAAGGAAGTCCCAAAGATCTAACATACCCCGCAACTGCCTCAGGAGATACGAGAAGTTCACATTCATTTGGTTTACCATAAAATTTACTGTCTTCAATCTCCCAATCATATCCACGTTGTTCTAAGAACTCGGTTAGATACTCAAAAAGACCCGCATATATCTCACCCGTTGCAGGAGAGTATAAACGGATCTTTCCATCCCATTTCCATTTTTGATATTGAGTCATGAACTTCGCTTGCGGCACTTCAAACTGGAAGTGGTCGCTCAGTTCCTGATGAACATGAGGTTCTGCTGTTACTTTAAGGTAGACTTCATTCTTTTTTTCAATCTTAGTAATCACCTGTTTTCCTCAGATCAATAAAGTTCTTAATCTGAAATCCTCGTGAGGATAACTGTTTAAGAATCATCTCTAAGTAATTTATACAGGTTTCAAGGTAGTCAATCTTCTGCTTGTTTTTCAACCACTCTTCATCTGCCCAGATGTAAGTGTTGATGTCAGTTTTGAGTACCTTATGACTGAATGGTTTCTCAGCATATACTTTGGCAGGTGCTTTACCTGAGTAGTATTCAAACTTTGCTTTGTATAGCATCCTACCTTTGGTATCAGCATCGGATGCCATCAATTTAAAGTGGGACCATATGTTTAAATATTTTTCGTGGACGACTGTACTCTTAAAGTTTTCAGTGTCTAGATCGTTTTGATCAACAACACAGTCTTCCTTCCACATATCACGAATTTGATCTAGATTCATTTCAGTGATTTTCTCCTGTTACCGTCAAGGTCTTGAATAGCATATGTGGTGTATCTAAACTCCACAGTTGCAGTTGCATATTCTGTACCATCTATTGTAGCATTAAATTCTAATCCACTCAATGATACTGGGAATATATCTTTGAAGTTGACAAAGAAGTTAGTTCTCATATTGCTATTCATGATTGCTAATGATGCATCACAAGTTACACTATAATCTTCTTCAAAGTCACCACGCTCCCCTAGCATATCACCGCCAGCAATAGAACGCATCCAGTTATGAATAATTAGATAGTTCTCTAAATCTTCATCTACTAGAAATGCTAGGTTGAGTGGTTCATAGTTTAAACCCGAAGCATCAAATGGGATACTACGACCCAGAAAGGTCGGTGCTTCTACGGTGTTTAAACCTATACCAGGAATATTAGCGGATTGTGAAAAGTATGGTACCTTTGGAAACTGTTCCAGTAGCATCTTAAATCCAATTGGTGACAGAAAATTTCTGTTTTCAATTTGTTTGGACCAGAGATCTGTCTGGTCCGCGCCTCCATATGATGCCATGAGTATGTTCCTATTTTAATTATTTATAGGGACATACTTAAATCAATGGTCTTTACACGTAATTACTAGTATGTACGCTGTTGCAATTGCGAGGGTACAACCGAATGTCAATAGTTGTTGTGCAGCCGTAGTTCCAAATAGCATCACATTAAAGGGGGTGGGGGTTATTCTTCGTCAGTGCCTTCCCAGAAGTCTTCCCAGTCCTTAGCATCAGCATCAGTGATGTTTTTGGATTTCGTTGGAGGTTCTTCGGGAGTGTTCAAGAGATCATCGATAAAGTCAAGATCTTTCATTGCCGATATTCGCTTAGGATCTCCAACAGTCTACCATATGCGAAGTGAGCACCGTGGTGCCATTCCTCTGTTTTCTTATCTTCAAACTCACCCTCATACAATTTAGTTTTTTCTTGATATAATCTGGCAAGTAGATCAGTTTTCATCATGGTAGACCTAGGCATTAGAAGCGATCTCAGTATAATTATATTTAACATAAGTGTCATCCCCATGGATCGCTCAGGTGTTGGAATCAAGGCATAAAAAAAGGACCCCAGTGGGGTCCCAGTGATGTGTATCCTAATGGATCACATGAGGTTGTCAACCAACACACGACGATAGTAGCGGTTAGCATTTGCAGTAAGAGCACCACTCCCCTGTGCTGTTCCTTCTGCGAATGGGTTAGCGACCATGCCGTAGCGGGTCTTGAAGCCGATCTTGGGCTGGA